GTCTGATGCTCAGGGATCGTGATGAAGCCTGTCATGTGAACCATGAACAGATCGTTCGTGCAATCTAGATACGGCTCACCGTCATACGAACGGTTGATGTTGTTCTCAACCTCAGAACCACACAATGGATACTCACTGTCAGACATGACAGGAGGAACGACATCAATCGTGTAATACGACGTGAACAACCCTGGTGTCGGATCAGCTGACGCTGACGGAATGAAACTAAAGATTGAGGCTAGAAGCGCAGGAGCAACAATCAGCCAACGACTACGAAAGAAGTGCTTCGACCTCATCGGATGTCAAACCTAACTTTGTGAGTACTGCCTGACGTGCAACGGCTTTTGCAATAACGGCTGCGGCTTGATCGGATTTAATTTTAGCCCACCTTGCAACATCTTTTTCGTATTGTGCTAATTCATCTGCGGTCATGTCACGCACAATAATTTCGCCTGTTGCAACATCGTGTTCAGTTTTTGTTGTCATCATTATGCCTTTGCGTAGCCGTACAAATAAATTGTGCCTGTAATAGTGCCAGTCGAGGCAAGCATTGTAAAACCATCGTAAGCGGTTGCGGGTGTATGTGCGTTTTGTACAACGCCAACAAAACCGTTTGTAACGGTAGCGTCTTCCATGAATCCAAGCGAAGAAAATGCAGCGGTTGACCTTGCTTGTGCTGGAGAAAAAATATCTACCGACATCACACTTACTTGGGGTACAGCCGCTTTGACATATCCAAATAGCATTTCATCTGTTCCCTGATTGTTAGATGCAGTTGCCACCGTTGATTGATAACCAGTTAGCCGTTGCGTTGTATAACTGACAGTGGAATCAGTACCAGACAAACGCAAACGAAAAGTAACTACTGGGTCACCCGTGCAGGCAGACGGTGAAAACAACAAACGATAATTATCATAGGTGCTAGTAAAACAGTTGTTCACGCTCACACTTGCGCCAGCCATAGCGGTTGCGCTAATAAAAACTAGACCGACAGACGATGCAGGCCCGACAGTAGCCCACGCTGCGCCGTCGTAATACTGAACAATGTTGGAATCTTCTAGGTAACAAAGTTGACCTTCTGCCAATGTTTTTTCACCTGCACCACCGAACGCTGCATCACGTGTTGCTGTACCAGCAAACACTGGTGGAGCATTTGTCAGCAAGTTGGTATTCGCAGCAGTCAGCACATCTCCACTAGTGAACTTTGGAACTGAAGTTTGTGCGTTGATTCCCATAATGCTCCTATTGTAGTGCGTAAATCGGATCGTCAAGTTCCGACGTGTCCAGGATAAACGGTATCACGAGTTGGACTTGACCCAACCCAACTGTGACAGTGTGCCGTGACGGGTTGACTGTGTGCCGGATGGATTCGACAACCACATTCTGTGTAACCGTTGCCGGTGTGCCAACAGCGAAAGTCTTTGTCACTGACAGGATGTCACCAATCTCTAGCCCTGCCATCTGTGCTTGTTGTGCTGTAGTTAACGCATTCAACAACACATCCATCTCCGAGAACCTGACCACAGGTTCCTGAAACCGTGTCAACAAACTTAACGCTAAGGCTGACCCAGCAGCATCAGTGGCCAACGGAACCCCAGTCAACGACAACGCCTTGATCCCATACTGAGCCTGCGACGCAGTACCAGACGCAACACTCGAAGCCGTACCACCCTCAATCTGCACAGCCACACGATTCACAACCGTCTCAGCCCCATACACATTTGACAAAGACAGAATCGGAACACCAGCCGTACCACCAAACGAAGCCACAGCCGTACCAAACGAAGTCGCAATCCGAGCATCAAACTCAACCAACCCAGAACGATTAACAAACAAACGCCCACCCTCAGCAATCGCCACATCCTGCAACGCTGTGAGAACATTCGTTGCATCGTCATAAGCAACCGTTCCACATGTCGCAATCCCAGTCTCAATGTTTCGCAACGCAGTCGAGAACGCAACCTCTGGACGATCCAAGATCGCTGACACACGCGCAGACGTGAGCTGCGAAGAAGGGTTGAATGCGGTCAGGACGGTTTGACCGAGTTGGCCGAGTGCGTCGGTGGCAACGATTGTTGCTGTTGATAGGTTCGGTTCGGCATAGTCAATGTTTAAGTCGTACACAAAACCTGTGAACATCGCAGTCGTACCGGCTGTCCCTCCGTACACCTGGAACTGGCGACGTGGAGCAATACCCACAGTGCCACCCGAATACCATTCTGATGCTGTGTTCAGTGGATCAAAGTATCTTTCAGCTGCACGATCATCAGCGACAATAGTGCAGTTGGATGACGGGAAGTTATCAAGTTGAGTTGTGCGCCCCCGATTGATATTGATGTTTGTTACATACTCGGTGACATCAACAAAGTCTGTTGAACCATCCAACACATCACTACCATCCAAAAGGCTTGAGTCCAAAGTAAACGCATCAGCCAAGAAGCCAACATCCAACAACACCTTATATGTTGAACCCCACTTCGCAGACTTAGCCATTAGAAGAACGCCGTTAGATCGCCACCATTAAGACGCGCACGACGACTCATCAAATCACTAATCTGCTCAGCAACCTCATCAGGCGAAGAAATAAGACCAGCGTTCACATTCACCACCATCCCACCCCCAGCAGGATTAGGTCGGAACCCAGTCGAGTTACCAGTCACCGTTGCCGGAATACTATTAGCCGAACCAGCCATCGGATTGTTCAGATTGAATCTGCCACTTACAACTGGATACAAATTAGCGATCTTTCCAGCATCCTGAATCGCTTTGCTATATTCTTGCATTGCCGTAGTTTCACGTTCAATCGCTTCAGCCACAGCAATAACAGCCTCAGCCTGATTCTCTTTAGCGGTAGTCAACGCATCAGACAAATCCTTGAATATCTCAGAATCTTTAGAAACACCAAAGATCGCCTCATTCAACAAACCAGTCGCAGTCGTCAAACCTTCAGTGGCTTCAGTCTGCTGATCAATCGCATCAGCACTCGACAACTTCGCCTCAGCCAACGCAATCTCAGCCTCACGAATCATCTGAGGTGTGGACTCAGGATCAGCACGAACCTTCTTCAACGCCTCCTCAGCATCCTTGATGGCGAACAACGAACCCTCGACGTTGTACCCAGCACGCTCCAACCCACGCTGAGCCAACTCCAACTCCTTCGCAGCCTTACTAGCCTGTGGAGAATCGGCACCATACCCAGCCACAGCCTGATTGAACGCATCCTGAGCATCAGTCACACCCTGGTTCGCAGCCGTCAATGATTTACCAGCCTTGATTGAAGCATCCTGCGCATTCTTAAACGACTTTTGTGCAGAGTTGGAACCCTTCAACGCATCGGTGTAAGTCTTGAGTCTGTCGGTTGCCTTCTTCAAAGTCTTAGATAAGCCATTTTCTTGTTCATTGGTTTCTTCTATTTCACCGTTCAAGTTTCTTTGCCCACTAATGACATCGTGGATGGTGACCTTGTAATGATCAACTGGTACAGCAATTTTGTCAAATGCTTCTTTGAGTTTGTCAACATCAACCGCTTGTCCAGTGAAGCCTTTGGCAATACTTTTGACCTTCTCAAGATAATTTGGTTCAATAGCAGCTTTTGCAAAGTATGCAAGTTTGTATAAAATGTTTGCTGCTTCTGCCCCTGCTATTGCAATGTTTCTAAGGACACCAACAACAGCAGCACCAGCACCACCAGATTCAAAGATCAACTGTTGGAACCCTGCAACCAAACCCTTCTCACCGATGACGCTGGTGACTCGTTGAACAGCAGGAGCAACTTCTTCAACTAAGAACGTGGCAAACTTATCCAAGTAAGGAAGCAAGGCTGCACCGATTGTTTCAACAATCTCACCAAACTGTCCTTGAATGATTTTCAATTTGCCACCGAATGTATTTGCAGCAGCATCCGCAGCACCACCAAATTGACCTTCCAGAGTTTCCAAAACTTTGCCAAAGTCCTTGGACTTCTTTGTGCTTTCATCTAATGGAATACCAAGTTTCCCCAACGCTGTGAATTGACCAAGGCTGGCCTTGGCAAGAGCCAAAGAAACTGATTGGAGGTCTTTGCCGGTAGCAGCGGAGACATCCTGCGCAACATTCAACAGGTTTTGAGATGTCGTCAAATTACCCGTTGAACGAACCAATGTCCCCAGCGAGTCACGCAACTCTGTGTCACTAGTGCCGGTACGAAGTTGTGTCACCGAGATATAACGCTCAACGGCTCCAGTCAAACCTTCCTGTTCACCAAAGGTTCGTTTCAACTGTGCAGCCAACAACGCTTGCGACTTCTCATCTTCAGCAGCAGACTGCACAGCCTTGAATGCGAACGCACTCACAGCACCGAACGCAGCTGCACCAGCAATCGCCATTGTCTTGAATGACGGCAACAAACTAGATACCTCGGTCTTTAGACCGCCCATGCCATCGTTGACTTGTTTGATGCCCTTCTTATATTGCTCTGCGTCAGCGAGGAACCTAACTACGAATGTGCGAACGCCAGCCATACGGCAATTCTAGATGACATCCTCACAAGCCGAGCGCAAGGCACGGAAGTCAGCCAACACAGCAGACCACAATGCTTTGCCTTCAAGACCGTCATACTTCGTTAACACTTTGCCTGCATCCCACCAAGCATCATTCATCTCAACACGAACAGTGCGCTTGCGTCGAGGTTGAGCAGATTGACGTGGTGACGCTGGTGTCGGGTTGCGTGCAGGTTCGTATTGGAAGTCTGTGTCAATGAACTTGCCTGATTGTTCGTGGAACTCCCAAGGTTGATCTGGTGCATGTTGTGGAAGATAGAAGATACGAGCAGGGTCTTTAGTCGCAGGGTCGCCTTGAAGGTTGATGCGTTCATGCAGTTCACCCCATATTGCTCGCCACAGTCCTGATGGCACACGCTCGGCAAGTGGCAGAACTAAGTGGTAGTGAGGGTCATCTAGTCGATGCGAATATGTGGAATAGGCAAGATACTCAAACCCATCAAGATTGGCATTGGCAAACGACTCACCGTCCATGTCAACCACCAACGCTTCAATGAACCGAACAGCAGTATTACCTCTAGTCCTACCCTGGTGATACTCAACAGGTGACCACAACGCACCATCAGACTTATGTGCGTTCTCCTCATGGTGCATCAAACGCTCTTTGAGGTCATCCCAATTAGAGGCAAACGGCTTCGGCTGAACAGACTTAACCGAATCAAAATAGACAACCATGAACGCCTCCCTATCTACAGGGTAGCGAAACCACAGCCAAAGTCAACGATCTTTCAGTTTGTCCAGAACCTTGTCAATAGCGTTCAAATACTCTTTGGCAATGTTGCCCTTGTTCTTGCGTACAGAAGGCCAGAAGAAGTACCCAGACTTCCCACGATGCCGAAGGAACTGGGTCGTCCTACCCCCACCCTTACGAGGCATCTCAGTACCAGCGCGAGACTTAGCCCCAGCCACCGTACGATTGGATGAGCCAAACTTGCCACCACCAAACTCGGCACCAAAGAACACATCACCCCTGGTCACCTTGGTCTTGCGACTTCGGTTCGGCTTCGACTTGGATACGAACCCAGACTTCTCCTGCAACTTGATTGTAGGAATGCGATCACGTTGCGCCCTCATCCCCTTCATCACTTCCAACGCTTGACGATTACGGGTCACCGATGCAGCCTCGAAGGTTGCTGCGACAACAAGCAGCTCTGCCACACCTTGACTTGCGATTCGTGCTTCCTTGTTGAAGTCAGGATATGTCTTGGCTAGATCACGAAGGAAGTCACCAAGACCCTCAATCAGTACCGGCTCATCGATTGAGATGAATGTTCCTGCACGACTTGCCATACACGAATACTACTTGCCTAGATGAATGGCTCTCCATCGAAGGTACGCCAACATTGTGAACAGCATTCGTGGTTCTTCTGCCAGCAACACTGAAGGTGCAATCCCTGTCTCGCAAGCGAGATAAGAAATTACCCAGTGGGCTGACTGGTCTCCAAAGGGACGATCACTGCGTCTGCGCTATCTCCCACTTCGAGTGCTTCAATCTCATCGCACCATGATTCAAAGTCCAACCCAGTCTTCTTCAAGCGTTTCTCTGCATGCCATCCAAGGTATGCAAGATCGGTCAATGTGAGTTCGGCTTCAAACTTGGCGACACTGCGATTGTATTTATTTTCAAACGCAATGAAGTCAGGGAACGCAGCAATGATTGTGCGTTGCTTGCCATCTAATGCACTAGTCAAACTGAGTGCTATTTTCATTCTCTACCTCCGCAGGTAAGGGATTGGATTATTTAGAAACTACGCGCCAGTGCCTGTCTTGGTGATTGCACCAGAGATGGGGAAACTTATACTCATAGTGGCTAGGTCGCCTATGGCACCTTTTATCATTTCGTGTGATGTAGGCAGGACACTAAATGCATACTGTGGATTGCTAGAAGAAGCAGCAGCAGTTCCGTTTGGCTTCACTGTCATCGGTACAGCAGTACCAGCAGTGAACGCATCGAAGAACAACTTCTCAATCGTTGGGTAGTCCTGTTGCAATTCCATCGTGATCGAGTTATCGATCAAGCCTTGGATGCGCGTCACAGCTGACGAACCCATCGAAGTTGTGGCAACCTCAGCAGCACTGGACGACAATGTGATTGACGTTACATACGCCGAGATGTCCGTGTTTGCAGTGCCGTAGGTGACTGCCACGTTTGTGAGGACTTGCTTTGCCATGAGTATTCTCCTGCCTATCGGCGTTCGAGTTGATGTCTGCTCGGCTGAGCCGATGCGATAACACTACACGCCACAAGCAACCTACGGCAAGGGGTCAGGCGTACACCGTGACAACGAAGTCAATCGCCAGATACGTTGCGTCGTTCGCTTCAAGGGTAGAGATGTTGTCAGCAGACTCAACAATCAAGTCCTGCACCACACCACCCAAAGTCCGATCCGACTCAATAGCAGCCCTGATCGAAGTTGCACCGGCATAAGACAGATACCCATCCAACAAAGTCTGTGCAGTGCGCTCAGCCGAACGACCCACCACAACCGACACCGTGAACTTGTGAGTAATCAAACCCCCACCCATAGCCCCGTTGTACTGGATTGAATCCAGCAACGGCCAAGCGAACGGGGTGTTCACATTGTCAGGCTGATAGGCGTAAGCGCGAAGACCTGACACGGTTGCCAAGTTCGCAGCCAAACCAGTTTTGATCTGGGAGACGGTGGTGGCTGAACTCATGCGAATAGACGCATGCGTCGGTACGGCTCGACGAGCTGTGCCACGTCAGGGTCAAGCGCACGGCTCACCCTGATCGCGCCCATGTCACCGAATCCTGCGACACCCAACGGACTGTCATATCGTTTGAAGATTCTTGATGCCTGAATGATTGTTGCCTGAGTAATTGTTTCAGGGACATACGGCCAACCGAAGTTTGCTGTCACCTTCACCAACGCTTGCTCACCATAGTTGGCATTCACAGTTGGGAACAGGTA